GTATAAGGGTACAAACGTTTGTTCAATGAACTTTCTCATATTGCCCAGATGTTTAATCTGAATACTGACGTTTTGGATCAGATGACAAAGAGTTAATAAAACTCTCGTTGACTTTAGGTCCTAGAGTTGGTATAACTTATCTATCAAAACAGAGGATATGACAATGTCGGTCACTGACCTGCTCCATAAGCTTCATACCGCGGCTCGGACTGCCAAGATTGATGCCGAGGCCAATCTATTTGCACGGTTGGCAGATCGGTTGGCTAATCAGGGCCGACCTTTCGAAAAGCCATTGACTCAGAGTGAAGTCAACATTCTTAAGAGGTTTCTGTAAAGGATTTTGAACCATGAATATCGCCGATGCTTTCTTCGAAAAGTTCGACTTGCTACCGATTGAATACAAGCGTCAGCTCGACAATGGTGTCTCTGCTCCGACTCTGGAAGACGTGGATGCCATGTGGGAACTTCTGCAGGAGGAACAGGGCTTGCAGGATCTGATCAACAAGGTCAACAAGCGGTTTTATCCCGAACGAATTGCCGAGCAGAAGAAGCTCGAACGCGAGCGGTACCGCAAGCAACGTGAGGCCAAGCGGCGCGAGTACTGGGATCAGAAGTACCGAGCCAAGTATGTCAACCGAACCATTCTCAATCCTCACTACCGCGACCCTTCTGCCTCTGATCTGCGTTTGATCGGTGAGGCCCAGGCGCATGCTATGGTTACCCGTGGTAAGGCCAAGGTGGTCAACACGACCGACAAGTACATCACCCAGACCGTTTTCGTGGGGTATGAGACTCCCAAGGAGAAGCGGGAACGCATGCGTCGAGAGGAGATTAAGAAGTTCGGTTATGATCCCTATGTGGCGCCGGACAAGAAGCCGATGATCAAGGCGAATGTCAATAAGCGTCTGGATAACACGTTTTAAAACTGTTGTTGACTTTTACTTATTTTTAGAGTATAGTATCAAAGTTAACTAAACAGAGGATCTTTATATTATGTCACATGAGATTGAGATGAAGAATGGTAAGGCCTGCATGGTTTATGCTGGAGAAACCCCATGGCATAATCTTGGAAAGCAGATTCCTGCTGACCTGACTCCTGAGCAGGTCCTTGACGAAGCCGGTCTTAACTGGACGGTCGAGAAGGTTCCTGCCTTTGCTATGGTTGCAGGTAAGAAGACTGCAGTGGGTTGGTCTGCTCTTGTCCGATCTGAGGACAACAGGGTCCTTGACGTGGTCTCCGATGACTGGAATCCGGTTCAGAACCAGGAGGCCTTCGAGTTCTTCAACGACTTCATTGCCGAGGGTGACATGGAAATGCACACCGCCGGTTCCTTGAAGGGTGGTCAGATCGTCTGGGCTCTGGCTAAGGTGAAGGACAGCTTTGAGCTGTTCGGTGGTGATAAGGTGGATTCTTATCTGCAGTTCACCAACTACCATAAGTATGGTTGCTCGACTGATGTGCGGTTCACACCGGTAAGGGTTGTCTGTAATAATACTCTCACTTTCAGCCTTAATACCAAGGTTGAGCGTTTTGTTAAGATCAGTCATCGACGAGAGTTCAATGCCGACAATGTCAAGTTGATGCTGGGTGTTGCTCAAGAAAAGCTTGCAAAGTATAAGGAAATGGCCGCTTTCCTCGGTTCCAAGCGGTACACGGCTGATTCGATGGTTGATTACTTCAAGACGGTGTTTCCTGCCACTGGGTCGAAGAAGGAAATCAGCAAGCCTGCTCAGACTGTTATGAGTCTGGTCGACAGTCAACCTGGTGCAAATTTTGCTGAGGGGTCCTTCTGGTCCCTGTTTAATGCTACGACTTACTACACCAATCACCTGGCAGGTCGAAGTGATGATACTCGCCTGCAGAGCCTCTGGTATGGCGCCAATCGGCAACTGAATATGCGAGCTCTGGAAACGGCTCTTGAGATGGCGAAGGCTGCTTAATGGCCAACCAAACTGATATTACCTTTAACTTTGTTCGTTATGGTGAACATGGCAATGAAGTCGACAACTTCACTATGTCATTCAGTAACGATAATGAAGACCTAGGTGTCATGCTTCACAATATGAAGGTCTTTCTTGAAGCTATGTCATTTATTACGGATGGTAAGCGACTTGAACTTGTAACGGAGGATCATTATGGCTCGCAAGTCAGTTACCGAACTCAAGGCTAAGGCTAAGGCCAAGACTTCCAAGGGTAAGACTACAGATTATCTGACCGCGATTAAGCACATGGGTGATGAACCCATTGTTTCTCCGCTTGTTGAGATTACCGGTGCCGATTTTAGTAGGTACATGTCATGGTATAATAATGTACTTACTATTTCTGATTCACGAGAATATACCGAAGCATATCTTCGGAAAGTAAATCGTGATGGTGATGCCAGTCGGTTGAAGAAGGTGCCAGATACTTGGTATCCTATTCACATTGGCTGGATTGCACGTCTTGTTCTTCGAGGTGCAAAACTCCCTAAGTCTTATCTTGAGGCGTTTGATCGGCGACTTTCAGAAGCATTTACTCATATTCCCGTTGAGCATAAGAGGGTCGAAGCCAATAAGCCAAAGAATGATCTAAGCGAACGCGTTGGTGATATCATTTTTGCTCTTGACAAGATGACTGATGAACTTGGTCACAATACGTTTTCGGTATTTGAGTGGCTCAAGAAGAACGAGATTCCCACATCTCTTATTCCCCATGTAATCAAGCACTATGAACCGATCCAGGAAGAGATTGTCAGTGCCAATAGTGCACGCGTAGCTGGAAACAAGCTTGCATCTGAGGATCTTAAGGAGGGTTACAGTAGATATACTAAGGAAGAAATGAAGCAGATGACACTTCACTACATGAAGCTTCTGCTTGATCTTAATACCTACATTGATAACAAGAAGAAGGAACGTAAGCCACGTAAGAAGAAGGCTATTGATCCTACTAAGGTTCTGAAAAACTTTAAGTATCAGAAGGAGAGTAAGGAATATCAACTCTCTTCAGTTAATCCAGTCAAGATGTTTGACTCTTCTGAGGTTTGGTTGTATAATACAAAGTATAAGATTCTGACAGTCCTTCGAAAGAAGGATCTTAACTTTACCGTCTCGGGTTCCTCAATCAAGAACTATGATGAAACACAGAGCTTCTCCTATAGGTTGGGTAGAAAGGCCGAAAAGTTTATTCAAGAGTTCAATCAAGCAGGCAAACGATCAATTCTTAAGATGATTTCCGATCTTAAATATGCAACACTTAATCCCCGCTCTAACGAGCATACAATTATTCTGAGGACATTTTGATATGAATCAAGATCATACTTACACCATCATTGATGGACATCGTGTCAAGGTAGCAGAGTTGATTAACGAGATCAAGTATGGTCGACAATATACTAGGCTTGATGCACCGTATGGTTATCGTTCCACTAAGATGACTCATGATGGTCATATGGAGGAATGTATTATTTATACTATGCCAGGTGTTGTAGAATATCAAGAACAGTATGCATGCATGACCAAACCCAAAAGTGATCCTCTCGTTGCATATCGTTGCTTTAGGGTGAGATGAGATGATTAATAGATTGTATTGGTTTCTTTTCATAAAGTGTGCTAAATACATAGCACTCCATGATATGGATAAAGTTCAAAATTCATATTATGAAATGAAATAATGGAAATCGTACTTATTATAGGTCTGTGTTTCCTAGGCCATCTTTTTGCAATCAGTGTCTTGGCAGCCCATTTAGTCAATAACTCAGTTTATACCAGCATTTCTAGATTGAATACACATGTGCTTTCTATGTTCGTTGTCGTTTTGTTTACTTGGTTCTTTGCACCAGGATTCGTATTCAACAATCTATTAGTATTCATGAACTCTGTGTTGATTACTTGGCTACTAGTTGATTATAATGGTCTTTTTGAGTTGGAGGATAGTAGAAAGTAATGCTTAATCTTATCGGTGTAATGATTCTTGTATTTACAATCAATGGCGAATGGCGAAGCATGAGGCTTGAAACTATCTCACCACAAGCATGTATTAGTGAAATCCATGTTTTGCGTGATCTTGTTACACAAATGGGCGGCAATGTTGTAACTTCCTATTGTATATTGGAGCATAGGTCCGAATGAAGGTTACTATCGGCAGATATCCTAAGGATTATACTAAGGTTCGTAAGATTGAAGTTAGAATCGATGATCATGATACTTGGTCTCTCGATCATACTCTAGCCCATATCATTGTTCCCTCACTCAAGAAACTGAAGGAACTTAAGCAATCTTATCCATTAGTTGATGATTGCGATGTACCGGAGGAACTAAGGTCCGCCAATGCACCTGCTCTGACTCAAGAAGAGATTGATTGTGGTCATTGGGACGAAAATGCTAAACCTCGTTGGGACTGGGTACTCGATCAGATGATCTGGTCCTTTGAGCAGTCCATGAATGATAACTGGGAAGATCAATATTGGCTAGATGATCTTAATCTTGATCGCGATGGTATGTTAAAGCATCAGGAGAAAATGCTCCAAGGCCGTATGCTGTTTGCAAAGTACTATCAGAGTCTCTGGTCATGATTCAAGAAAAGCTTATCAAGTTTAATTCTGACATCCAGTCCATTCTTAAAGAAAAGGATATGGACTATATTGATGCTATTCTATATTGGTGTGATAAAAATGACGTAGACATTGATTTGGCAGCATCACTAGTAAAACAAGATGCAAATCTTGTTCATCAGGTCCAGATTGATGCTGAATCTCTTAACTACGTGAAAAAGACAGCTAGATTGACTATATGACGGGTTACGAAACCTACATTGACTATCTTGCACTGAAACGACATTTTACTACTGCAGATTATGACTATCACAAGTTTAATGGTAAGATAAAAGCAACACCTCAGTCATACGAAGCTAGAAAAGACAGATGGCATTTTGAAAAGCTGGCAAAGCATAAGGATCCACATGGACTTATTCTTGCCAATCTAATAGAGGATCCTAAACTCTACATTTTAGATTTAGCATACTCAGAAGGTTGCCAAAGAACATATCTGAACTGGCTCAAGAGAACACAAGCACTGTCTGCAACCATTAGACAGGATCTCAGTAAACTAGATGAAAACTTTGACTCTAACTTCAAGGTAACAGAACAGTCTCAGTTTCCTAAGTTAATAGAACTCTATCAAGAAAAACTTATCATACCTGAAACCATCTGTGTTCTTGTAGCAATGGTTGATTGCATTGGTTATTGGGATAGGAAGTTGGCAAACGATCCTATCTGGGAAGAAATAAGAATGTTTCTTATCAAATACACACCCTTTATTCGGTTTGATAGAGAAAAGATCAAAAAGATAGTTGTTGACTTGTTTAACTAGATGTAATATAAATTAACACTGTGGGTAAATTGTCCACAATCATACATCAACATACTGATTATACTAATCATACAAAATATACGGAGACTATACATGGATTTTTCTGCACTAAAGAATCGTAGCGGCAAGAATGCTTTTGAGAAGCTCAGCCAGGAACTTGCCAAGCTAAATACCCAAGCCGAATCCAAGAACGACGACAGATTTTGGTATCCTGCGGTCGATAAGGCTGGTAATGGATATGCTGTCATTCGGTTTCTTCCTGCTCCCGGTGATGAAGAGGTTCCTTTCATTCGTATGTTCGAGCATAGTTTCAAGGGCCCGACCGGTCTTTGGTACATCGAGAACTCGTTGACTACAATCGGCCAAAAGGATCCTGTCGGTGAACTTAACAGCCGTCTTTGGAACTCTACCACCGATGATGAATCTCCTGCTCGCAAGCAGGCACGAGCACAGAAGCGTAAGCTCAACTATATTTGCAATATCTACATTATTCAGGATCAGTTGAATCCTGAAAACAATGGTAAGGTTAAGCTGTTCAAGTTCGGTAAGAAGATCTTTGATAAGCTTAATGAGGCAATGAATCCTCAGTTTGCGGATGAAACTCCTATGAATCCTTTTGATCTGTGGGAGGGTGCCAACTTTAAGCTCAAGATTCGTAATGTTGAGGGTTACCGCAACTACGACAAGTCCGAGTTCGATAAGCCAGGTCCTCTGTTTAATGATGATGCTAAGATGGAAGCGGTTTGGAAGTCTGAGCATGCACTTCAGCCATTCCTTGCTCCTTCGAACTTCAAGTCATATGATGAACTGAAGGCTCGTCTTGACAGGGTTCTTGGACTCAATGAGTCTGGCAATCCTGCTCCTGCTGCGGTCCGTCAGGCGGTTGCACAAAAGGAAACGGCACCTTGGGAAGATGATCTTCCGGCAACACCAGCACCTAGACAGGCTGCAGCACCGGCATCTATCACTGTCGATGATGACGAAGAACTTGAGTTTTTCAAGAGACTTGCACAATAACTGAAAAGGAGCCTTTCGGCTCCTTTTTTTATGCCGCCATATTGAATAAACGTCTGTATCTTTCTGCTGCATCATCTGGCTCGACATTACCTGGATCTCCAGATGTCATGGATCCACCGACTCCAGTTGATCCTGGGTCTTGCCCATTTGGAGTACTTTCTGGTGTAATGGCAGGTGGAGCTGATGGTATTCTGCTTGCTATTGAGTTATCTTGAGACGCAGATAAAAGTTGCCTGCCACTAGTCGGTGTAGCAGGATTTGGAGATGCCACAGAACCTCCTCCACCAGTTGGGCTATTTTGTTGAGGTTGTGGTGTTATAGATGCAACACTAGACGGTGCTTCGGTTCTTTGTGCTTGTTGTGTTCTGCCGGACATGTGTGCTTGCATAGCTGGGGCTGCCCATTGTGGAATACTACTTGCAGAAAAGTCGGGACCCCAAACTCTTTTACTTTCGGTATCTAAGTGTAGCCAACCTGGTCTATAAACACCAATACCACCAATACCTGCGGCTGATGCAGCTTCGATTAATCTTACTGTATCTTGTTCATTACCCTGAAACTGGATATCAACTGCATTTGCTCTTGTATGTGCAGAGTTTCTGGCTCCACCCACTGCGGCGTTTCTTTGGGGATCTCTATAACCACTAGTGACAGTAAGTCTTTTGCCGAATGCAGTTTCGATCTGTTTTACTTTCTGTGCAATATCGCTATTGATTCTCTTATCAACACCTGGCGCAAAGTTAAGTTCTGTATTTTCACTTGGAACTGTCGGCGTAGCAGTTCCACCGATCGTTGGAGAAGAAGGCGCAGATCCCATTCCTGTGGAAGGTGCAATCGGCGCTGGTGGTATCTGCTGAACCGGTGAACTTGATACCCCAGCTGCTATATTACTAGAACCACTAACAGCCGATTGAGTTTGGGTAGGAGAAACAAACTCAATCTCATCACCCTTAAATGTTATCGACTTTGCCTTGAGTAATAGATCCATGGCAAATAGATTACCAAGTGTCTGGTCACGGTCGCTGCGAACTTCTTGTTGTTCTATCTGTCTTGCTTGTTCTTGTGAACGCTGAACTAGTTCAGTATTTTCTTGTTCTGTTAAAACCGTGGCAGGTATAACTGGTCTAGAAGATTCGCCTTGTTCTCTAGCTATTCTTTTCTTAAGATCAAAATCCTTACCCGTTAAAGTAATAGGTTCTCTTTGTATAAGAGTTGCTGGTGCTTGTTCTTGTGAAGATGGAGTTTGATTAGATATAATAGGAGTTACATCATTAGCGACAGGATCTTTAGCTGTGTTATCAGTATATAAAGGACTATTGTTCTGTTCCGATACTCTAGATATTTCTTTATTATCTGGTGTATATACAATATTATCTTCGATTTCCTGTTCTTGACTCAGTTTATATAAATCGTCAGAGGGTTCTTCCGCATTTGCCTGATTTATTGCGAGTGCACTACCTATTCCAACCATACCAGCAGCTATTCCTAACTGCTTTGCACGCGAACCACCTAATAGACCTGCCAAGTTTCCAAAAAGACCTCTGATTCTAGACCCTTGTTCCTTTACATTTTTAACTGCGTCTAGTAGTTCTCTCAGAAGTCCTACCGATTGTCTTTGAGATTCTATCAATAGAGAAAAGTTTGTACTGAATCCCTCTACACGCTCAGCGATTCTTTTCTGATCAATCGCAGCCATAGACTTTTCAAGTTCACGTTCTCTTCTAGCTTCCTTCATTCCTGCTCTTATGGCAGTTAATGTAGGAAATGCCTTCTTAAGTAAAGAAGTACCAAGATCTCTAGCAGAGTTGCCAAGTCGTTCCCTTATTGTAGGATTGACTTTCGTCCGAGGTTCTTTTTGCTTAGGAGGTTGTTTTATTGATGTTTTCTTATTAGGATTATCTGACATATTACACCTGAGTTTCTAATCTTCTACTTAAAGGAACTTCACCTCTAGTGGTAGATTGTTGTGTTTGTATAGTTGAAGATTGTGTAGGCGGTTGTTGCTGTTGCTGTATTATCTGCCAGGCACTTCTTTGTTGTCTTTGATCTTGTGCTACCATTTCAGTTCCTGCAGCTTGTAATGCGGCACCTTGTTGCGGTGGTGCCGATTGCTGTTGAGATGCTACAGCCTGTCCAGTCCCTTGCTGTAATACCTGTACCTGACCAGGTCTAAATCCTTCAACGCGTTCCATTGCAGCAATCATGGCACGTCTTTGGTCTGCATTTAAACTAGCAAGTGGAGTATTGGGTGAAGCTCCAACTGCAGCTGCAACAGTTGCTATATATCTATTTGTATCGTTTTCGGAAGGCGGTGCATATCTGGTAATAGCTTGAGCTATCGTCATTCCAGCATAGCCTCTTCCCTCGAAGATTAATGCTTCCTTTGCTCTCTTACCGGCTTCATACGTGGGGAATATAGCAAAGCGACCATCTGAACCTATTGCACCAAATCGTCTAGCAAAATCACCAAACTCAAGATTTCCTGGATTATTGTTTCTCCAGTTTCTTGCTCCTGTTCTTCTTTCAACTCTTCCGTCTTGATACTTTACAACATTAAAGCCAGGACCAGTCTGTATGATTTCTGTGATAGGTGGCCCTGAATCTGCAGATGGTGTGGAACCAACTCCAGCATCTAAACCAGGTGTTGCTGGTGCTGGAGGAGTTATTCTTTCTACACCCTGCCCGGTAGATCCGCCGGATCCCGATATACCCGGCGTTTGGTTCTGTTGGGCGCCTGGTATTGATCCACCGCCTGGTGTACTTGGTTCCAGAGGTCCTTCACCTTGATTGCCACCGGCGCCACCAGTTCCACCTCCAACGGATCCCATTCCACCGGAACTATACTGTCCCTGCCCGCCAATCGAAGGACTTTGTGGTATAGAACCACCTCCTCCTTCCGTTTCACCAGCACCGGGTACTGAATACGTCTGAGATTGTAACTGTAATCCTTTGATTCTACCGTTAAAAATAATACTATCAGCTTTGAATGTAAGACTTTTAAACTCAGTATCCGAGATCAAAAGAAACATATTCTGGATTTGGTTTTGCAACCATTCCTGACTTGTTTCACCATCTGTTCTTCTTGGAACTTGCCGTTCCTCGTCTATCAGTAGCTGTTCACCATCAAACGTTTCTGCTGATATTCTTTGGGCTACTGGTATTGAAGAATCATCTTGTTCTGGTAACTTTTCTTGAATACCATCACTTTTATTGATTGGTTCATTTTGTGGTGCTGGCTCCGGCGCTTCTGATTCTGGTGGAGATGGAGGAACAATCTCTGGCAGATTAGCCAATATACCAGAAAACGTTTGATTGGCTGGGATTTCAGTATTTCGATTTGCACGTGCTCTGGCCTGATCTATTTCTCTAGCAAGGGAACCCAATCTTTCTCTTTGACCGTTGATTTGCCCTCTTAAATGTTCAAGGTCTTTTAGCAGTTCTTCTTGTTCAGATTCAGATTCAGTAACTTCAAATCTTGCAAGTAACTCTCGGTATGCATTTACGTCTCTTGATAGAACACCCAACAGTTCCGTAAACTGCCTAGTTCTATTGAGTGGTATACCTCTTAATCCGCCTTCTCGTATTACCTCACCCGCCGATGTTATTGCTTCATACATCACAGCAATGCCAGCCAATGGTCCTGCCACTCTTGCTGCATTTGCTACTCTGCTTGCCGCCCGGTTTGCTACATGATTTGGTGGAGAACCTGGTGTAACTGGAGTTGGTCTAGGTGCAGTGGCGGCCGCAGGTGGTCTTGTTACTGGAGCTGCAGGTGGGGTTGGGGCAGGAACTCTTTGCAAGAGATTTCGGACTGCACCGCCAACTCGTTGCCCCCCTTGACGAACTCTGTCGAATACACCTCTTATTCTATTTCCTAAACTGGGGCGTCTAGGCTTATTTCTTTCTCTTCTTTCCCAATCAGGGATTTCTGGTACTGGCATGCCACCGCGATTTGATCCACCACCTCGGCGGCGATTTAAATCGCTACCTAAAGATCCTCCAAAATCTAATTGTTTGATAATATCGATGATTTCTCTCAAGATTACATTTTGTTGATCCTGGAGTTTGGTAGCAGTAACAATAGATTTGGTTAAAGCGGTAGCAGCCTTTTGCTCTCGTTTTTTATCCTTTTCGATTTCTTGATTTGTGAAACTTTCTTTTGGATCTACATCACGTCTTGTACCAGCCCAAACAGAGTTTGCCAGTGTTCCGAATGAATCATCAAATGATTCTCTATCTTTTTCTGTTTGATCTCTTCTGTTACCGAGAGTGGGGATTAATTCTCGGTTTTGCAGAAGAAGCTTGATGAAATCTTCAGAAAGCACTAGCTGTTCCTATTCTCCAGTTCTTTGATCTTTTCGATGCCTCTGGTCCACGCGGTTACACCAAGAATAGCACCGAAAGCCATATGAACCATACCGCCGTTTACGAGCGTTAGACTAGTCCATGGTACATAAACAGCGCTTGTAATCCCAAAGCTCTGGAATACAGGTGGTATTACCATGGCTAGTAACGGAAATGCAATGAAATCAAAGAAGCACATTAGCATATACAACCAGCCCATAGCTGGTCTCCAATATGCTCTGATCCAGTTCTCTTCTTTCTTATCAGCCATTTTGACGTTCCCTTTGTTCTTTGAGTTCCTGTAAGAACTGCTCTAGTAGTTTTACAAAAATGTCACGTTCAAATGGTATAAGCGCTTCTATTTCTGTTATACTATAGTGATGATGCTGAATCAGAGCAAATAGAGTCAGATAATAGTTCTCTAATGTATTATGACTCAGCGCAAGGTAAAAAAATCAACGATACTCGTGAGTTCGATTACTCTTTGATTTCCATTTCTGTTCACATACTCGAGCTTATGATATAATCTAGGTGCTGCATTCATGAACTTCTGGATCTTATCGAATACAGCAATGTCGAGATGATCAAGGAACTCTTCTCTATCCTTTAAGGATACGTTCTTACAATCGTAAACTTCATCGCCATCATAGATCTTATCCATGCATCTAAGGATAAGTTCAAAATAAGCTTGGTCGCCAGTATTGAAGTATTCCTTGTCGTCTAGGATCTTAGTGGTAGGATACTTCATAATGATACCTGCCTTATCATCAATCTTGATGATCGGATCCGATCCTTCAGGAAACAACACATTGACTTCCTTCAGATCAATATCGAATGTATAGATTTCGTTGTCCTCATTATCACGATACGATACTGATACCATGTTATTGACAGACACTGCTCTGAGTTGTAGGAAGAGATATTCAAGATCAAACAGTGCTAGCTCTTCAACGTCAAATGATTTCTCGGTGCAGCAGTTGTTGACTATTTGCTTCATTGCCCTCAGAGACTCAGCGACGTCAGCAGTCTCCTTAGCCATCAATAATAGCTTTTCTTCCTTTACTAGGAAGGGGCGAAACTTCAACTTTTTCTTGCTCGAAGGAATAACGAACTCGTATAGAGGATGCTTTAGTTTAGGTAGTGGCATTATATAATCACTCCATTATGTTGTTGTAAAGTTTTGTACCTTCCAGTTTGTATATGAAAAGTTTACCATGAATCTGTGTAATGAGTTATTGTCTCTCCATCCCAGTGATGGATCTGATAAAGCTACTGGAAAGGCTTCAAGGAATTGATATTCTGATCTGAGAAACC